GCGAAGTCGAAAAGCCAGCTAAGACGCCGGAAATATCAAAAGCGCCGGAAACAAGCGGCGTCTATTTTCATCCCATGCCAAAGGCGGGCAACAGCAAACAGCATAAGGCAACAGGCAAGTTGTCAGCTAAGCCAGTCGACCCTGTTGTCAGTGCTATGTTATTAACTATCAAGGCAAGTCCAACAGTCAGCCACCATCCATGCTGCTTATGCGGTGTATGCAAGCCGCTATCAGACAAACTTTCAAGGCTTTAGGCATACGGGGTGGAGCGGGATTCAGATGGGTCGGTGATATTCTGTATATATATCGGCAGTTACGCACCCGCAGTTACGCATTCACGCATCGGCATTCGCGCTCACGCAGGTGGGCACAGACAGACACGCGGTCAGGTAAGTTTTAGGATGATATTGCAGATGTGATCTGTAAGGCGTTCTCTTTCGTCTTCTATTTCGTTTTTAGAGACATATCTTTGGACTGCTTTTGAGTAGAGGGGGTCTGTGAGGGCATGACATATTTCATGTAGGATAAAGGGTGTTTGGTTTTTGCCTTCATTCCATTCTTTAAATGCGAGTTCTGAGTATCCGATAGTTTGGTTTAAATATGGATAGTTGTAGATGAAATCATAATAGGACGAGCCCAATTCTGTCCCCTGCCGAATATTGAAAGTATGTTTTTGGAGGAACAGGATTTGGATATATTTATTTATAGTTTTGTGGATGTAGGATTCAAAGTCTTTATGTGTTTTCATTTCTCCTCCGGGTGTTTTGGGCAGACGAATCTTGTATTGTGATTCTGTGCGTATTCCTTACCTGCGGCGTTGAGAACATCGGACAGAGTTTTGTTGGTATCAATGGCGATGATTTTTAGAGCCTTGAGTGTTTCACTGTGATAATTACGAATTGTAATGGGTCTGAACAGGGCTTCGGCTTTTAGCTCTTCGGGATACAAGAAGTCTTCGGGCATGTGTTTCTCCTTTTTCTTACCCATACACTAACGATAATGATAATGCAAGCAAAAAATGCTTTATTTTTAAATTATCTTGCTTTTTAATTAAGTGTCGAATATTTGATACACCAAGTGGATAGTGCAGAAAGTATCCAGTCCCTAATAACTTAGGAGTTTTATGGCAGAAGAAGATGACGAACTGTATGACAGTGAAGGCCATTACCTGCCGGAATCAATTCAGTCCAAGATAGAAGATACAATTAAGTTAGGTCTTGATTCCAACGATTTGGCAACAAAGATGAAGGCTGCAACATTAGCGGCTAAGATGGGTCTGGTTAAAGGGATAGACAGGAACATAAAGGTCTCTGAAACCGCAGAGATGGTGACTGACATTATATTGTATTTAAGCCTTGTTCATGGTTGGGAGATCAGGGATCTTGTAAGAAAAATGTATAGAGGCTGTCCAACGTGCAGGCGACTTGGCAATAAATTTGAAAGTCCAAAGGTTATAAGATGACAGATCCTGTACCTGAAAAGTATGGCTTGGACTTGGAATTAAACGAGTTCGAGAGTCTTTTCAAATATATTCATACATGGATGTCCACTTATTTTTTCAATTTACCTCATAAAGTAATCGCATTATTCGCCGGAAATCAAAGTTTAAAGACCTGCCTGATGAATTATCAGTTAATCATTCGTATTCGTGGACTGCATCCTATACCTAAAAAGAATGTTCTTTATTTTGAATGTGAACAAAGGACTCTTAACAATATTGCCCCTCATGGATATTACACAATTCTGGACGGATATGGCGGTAAATTCAAGGGATACGAAAAAGGCACCTGGAATAAAATGCGGTTGCCTAAAAGAATGAAATGCCCTTTCTGCGGTAGTGGAATACGGATACATAAGAGGAAATCGCACGTATTCAGACTTGCTTGTGAGATTATACCGACAGACAAGAGCAGCTTCGGCTTTGGTGATAACAAGACAGTTACCGAAGTCAGGTCAACAATGTATCCTGAATTAAAGAAATGGTTGCCAGATTACATGATTTCCAGAGACAAATTTGGCAGAAGAATGGATATATCCACAAGAACACCTACGATTGTTTTAAATAATCCAAATGAAGGCAGAAGTTTCAACGGACTCAGATATGACGGTCAGAACATAGTTATAGAGTTCGTGGCTTATTCTCAATCGGTACAAAGCACCGCCGGCAAACAGAGACTTTCATGCCTTACGGATGAAGAACCGCCCGCTGATTTCTGGGAAGAGCAATATCCTGGACGACTTGTTGCTGAAGATGGTGATATTCTATTGGGTGTTACACCAGCGATTCATGTCAGCTGGACTTTTGATGAAATACACGAAAAAGCCAGCATGGTTTTAGCGTCTAAAGCATACACCGAGTATGCCAAAAAGAACATAAGACGCAGCACAAAACAGATTGAATATGCAAACAGCGGATATGACTTTGCTGTAATCAAGGCCGCAACTGACGATAATCCGACATTAAGCGGAGAAGTTGTTGAAGAAATGTATAAAGACGTTTCTGACCCAGAAACTTTAGCAACAAGGCGATATGGAATCCACAGACAGTCAACAGGCAGAATCTTTAAGGAATTTTCGTTTGACCGGCATGTAATAAATCCAGCTCAGTTTTTTGAAGGAGTTGGTTGGGAACCGTTCTTTGAGAAATGTCATCTTGCCCGTACCTACGATTATCATACTCATAAACCTCATGCTATTGCATGGGTGTCTTTAAGTCAGGACAATGAACTGTTTATCTTTGACGAGTTCAGCCCGGCGCCGGACGATAAGTGGGTCACTAAGACAATCTGTGAAGAAATAGCAAGTCGAAGGCGTTTTCTGAAATATAAGATAAACGTCATAGACCCGTATGCAAACCAGATAAATTCAAGCACCGGCATAACAACGGTGCAGGAAATGAATAAAATATTCATGGAATTAAGAAAACTTGACGAGTGTTCCGGTGGAGTATGGGAAGTCTTTAACACTAAAGGTGATGTCGGACGTAATGCAATAAGACAGAGATTGCAGGGTTCTTTGAAGGTAGGCAAGCCATTTAATAATCTGGTTGTTCAGAATGGTATTAAAATCAGAATACCTACAATATGGATATTTAATAACTGTATAGAAATGGCACGAAGCCTGAAGCACTGGCGTCTTGATGAAACCAAGAATCTGCGTCATGGGAAGAAGGATGAGAAAGAGTTCAAGCCTTCACAGAAATTCTCTCATTATTGCACCGCACTTGAAGGTCTTTTGAAAGATTCAAGATTCGTGCCAAGATCGACAACACCGCCAAAAGAAAACGAATATAAATTCTTCAATAACAAGGTGAGTTGATGGAACACAAATATTCCGAAGAACTTGAGAAGAAGATAAATAAAGATGTCATAGAAAGAGAATGGGGTTTATCTCCGAGTGACAACAGAGAATATCAGGCTCATCTTGATATGTTCGATTCTATCCGGTCTGAAAAGAATTATAAGTGGCAGTCGAATATTTCAATGCCTGAATTTGCAACTCATATGTTGGTGCAGTCTGCAAATGATGTTGACCAGTATTTCTCATCTTTAGACTTTGTAGAAACGTATGTAATGAACGATTCTGATGAAGCGCAGGCTGCTGCAAAAGCAACAAAGAAGTTAATAAATACAACCTTAAATCGCAGAAGCCTTCATCATTATCATAAGTTTGTCAGAGCAAAACTGATAAACACCATAAACGGTTATACATTTGCAAGAGCGTGGTGGAAACAGGAACAAAAAACCGACATTATCACCGAGGTAAACGAATACGGCATTGAAATAAAAATACCTCAGACAATCATAATAAAAGATGAGTTTGATTATTGTGTTCTTGATCCACGCAACGTGAAGTGCAGTCCTGAATATGTGTATTCAGTTCAGGAAAAGAAATGGGTGATTATATGGTCGAGTACCGATTATGAAACTCTTTTAACCGAGAAAGACGCATACGGTTATTTCAATCTTGATATTGTAAAAGAAAAGGCCAGTACCGCTACTGGTGGACAGAAGGATACTAAGGATGGCAACAAGACCATATCTTCAACCACATTGCCAACTTCTTTTGATAAATATGAAAGATTCGGTAAGTTCTGGGTAAAGGATGTAAGGGGTAAAGTAGTTCCCGGTCTAAAAGAAGATGGCGAAGTCATGGACAAAGCCCGGTTAGCTGAGTGCATAATTACGGTAGTTGATATTGATGGTACTCATATAATGATAGGTTTTTACGAAACGCCTTATGTCGATATGAACGGTAATCCGTATAGACCAATTATAAGAGGTCTATGCTATATTCATCCTGAGATAGATTCTGGTGTAGGTGATGGCAAATATGCCAGAGAACTTCAAATTGGCATGAACGATACCATCAATGTTGCAAATGACAGAGCCATGCTTGCAACTCTTCCGGTATTAAAGGTCAAGGATTCAACGCTTACCGATAATGATTCTATTTTCATCAAACCCGGTCATGCAATGAGATGGAACACAGACCCTAACGAAATCATGGAATTTAAATTCACAGATGATGTTCAGGGTGCATTGAGCATGTACAGCATGTACCGAGGTTCAATGCAGCAGATAACCTCCAAGTACCCGCAGGATATGGGTAACGTGCCTTCTCTGGCGAGTACAACCGCAACAGCGACAAATGCAGCTTCTATTGGTTCTTCCAAAAGGGATAAATACAAAGACCTGACTTTTGAGAATACATATTCATGCGATTTATACTGGATGATTCAGCAGATGACATACGCATTTGCAAAACCGGAAACCGGTATGAAACTTATGGGAGAGGCCATATACAATTTCAACCCTGATTATGATTTCTGGTTTAAACCTGTCTCTCAGGCTGTTGAATCCGAGCAGAGCAAGGGCGCTAAAATACAAAGATGGAATCAGCTTTTACAGACTTTAATGGGAGTTCAGCATCCTGATTTAGCAAAAATGATAAATTTCATTGTTACTGAAATTGCTCTGTTATCTGGCAAGGAATATGCCAATTTCGCTAATAAATTATTAAACGAGAAAGTTCCTGCAATGCCTTCAGGTGCAAATCCAGAAGACATGGCAACAGGAGAAGGTGCAAGTAACGAACAGGGCATACCACAAGGACAGGACGAAATCATGGCAAGAGGTAACGCATGAACGATACCAGATTAAGTGATGAAGACCTGAATATTGCCATAGCAAATCATGGTGAAGCAAGAACTCATATGATGTTAAAAGTCATGGCCGACAGACATCCATACTATAAAGCAATTACAAGTGAACTCGGTAAAATTCTGTTATCACAACATATAAAATTAACAAAGGAGGTGTACGAAAAGATATTTGAAGGTGATAAAGATCCTGAGTTAATCGTAAAGGTAAAGGTTTTAGACGAAATATTCGGTATTTGGGCAAAGATTATATCCGCTCAAGATGAACTGATTAACAAACTAAAAGGAGATTTTTAACATGGAAGTAACCACACCTGAAGCTGAAGCGGTTGTTGAAACCCCTTCCGCAGAAGCAGAAGTTACGGAACCGGAAGTAACTGAACCTGAAATTCCGGCAGAACCAGAGGATAATTCAGAGCGATCAAAGCTTGGTCGGAAGGTAAGAAACCTTGAACTTGCTCTTGAAGAAGCTCTTGAAAAGATTAATAAACCGCCAGTACCAAAGTCCGATATTGGTCTGGATTTCGGTGATGACACAAAGTTCGTTGATGATGATGAAGAAATATCCTTTCGTAAAGGCGATATGCGGAAGTTGATTCTTGACACACTGAAAGTAACATTGCCAAAGGTTATTCCCGGTGAAGTGAACAAAACTCTCAATGTCAAAGATGAATATAACAGGAAAGCGGCTATTGCTGTCGGCAGACTTGGTTCTGAAATTGATGATGCTGAATTTGAACAAATAGCACAGCGAGTTGAAAAGAAGTTTACACGACATACCGGCATACCTGAAATTGATGCAAAAATGAATTTTCTGGAAGCTCAAGTGGAAATACAGAAGAAGAATAGCAAAACAAAGAAAAATCCGCTTGATAAGAATAAGGACAAGAAGCCTGAGAATTTAGGTGGTGGCGGTGGCGAAACCGCTCCGACTAAAAAAGGCACTGCTCTTTCAGCAGAAATGAAAGCGTTACAGAAGAAATATAATCTTTCAGATGAAGCCGCACAAAGAGCGGCGAAACAAATAGGTAAATAACCATGATAACCCCATCAGGCAGAAGCCCTATCCCTCTCGAGAACGATACGGAAGGTCTTTATGTCAGATGCGTTAATTGTGGTTTTGTGTATGAAAAGCAACGGGAAAGCCATCGTAGTCAGACTTCCTATACCAGACCGGATAGAGTGTTTTCTTCGGATGGTGGAAGCAGACAGGGCACAGCAGGTATGGACGGCATGAATAGCGGAGTTGCCCTCGTAACCATGCTTGTGCAACGTGGCATAGTTGGCCTCAAATTAGACGCCTTCGAGAATCCTTATAAGTTGCCGGAAGTATTAACCCCTGTTCATTCAGGTGGATGTCCACTTGGATGTTTAAATTTCAGGGAAGATTAAATTAAACCAATAAGGAGATAGAAATATGGCTTTCTCAATAGTCAAGGATGCAGGAGAGAAAATATGGGTTCCTGTAGAGCCGGGCGCTACTATCTATAATGGGTCACTTGTTGCCTGTGATTGGTCAGCAGTTGCAGATGGTATTATACCATTAGCCGCAGCAGCGGGCATATCCAATATAAACAATCTGGATATTCCGTTTGGTGTGTGTTTAGGCAATAATCTCAAGACTCAGCTCTACAGTGCAACCTATAAAACCAATTACATCACAGCCGTTGCTGCCGGGTCTTCTCATGGAGATGCGACTGAGTATTCAATGGTTGATGGTGTTTTTGGTAAATCAGATCATAGGCCGATGGTTCTCGTGGAACTTATCAAAGGCACTAATACCACAATTCGTGGCAACATTTTTAATGCGGCTGTTGGTACAGCTCCAACACTTTTAACTGCAACCGTAGCAAGCACGGATGGTCTTGGGACTACGACCAATGCAACACAGTTTACCCCTGTTGCAAATCAGGCTACCATTTATTGCAGGAAAGGTGCAAATAAAGGCGCATATCGTATTCTTGATACGACTTCAACAACTGTCCATACTTGGACACAGGCAATGAATCACGATATCGCAATAGGAGATACGTTTGTTGCAACGCATCTAAGATATTTCAGCACGGCTGTTATGCAATTAGGTGCAACGGTTGGTCTTTGGGTAGAAGCATCATTTTCTCCGGCGCTCAATTCACATTATTATCATGTGGAAGTAGAAAGACTTGATCTTTCAGTAGCCGGGCAAGAGTTCGTCGAGTTCAGATTCGGCGGCGATAACTTTGCTAAAGTCAGAGCTTAATAGAAAGGAGGATAAACCATGCCAAGAAACGCAGCTATGACTGAATCCGAATTTGTATTCTTGAAAGAGAAAATCGGTGAAGTCGCACAACAGAAATTTGATTCCCTTCCTTCCTATATCGACAAGCTCTATACGACAAAGAGTTGCCCCGGTGGATGGTTGGATTTTTATTCACTTACAGGTTTTCCTGATATACCGGCTTTCAACGGTTCATTAACGACTGTTGGAAAATCGCCCGGATTCCATGTCAGGGTTGAGCCCTCACAGTATGCCGCAGAAGCCATTTGGCAGCGTACACTTCTTGATGACGACCAGCACAATGTCATTGAAGACGGTGGAGCTGAAATGATGGAAGCTGCTCAGAGAACAAAAGAGAAACTTTCTGCAAGTCCTTTTGTCAACGGTGAATCGAACTCGTTTGATTTCGTAACCGTAAATGAGGAAAGTGTCGGCATATTCTCAAATTCACACACCACAAAGACCGGTGTTTCAACGACAACCGGTTTTGACAATCTCGGTGCAGACGCTTTAACCAAAACGTCTTTGGCAGAAACCATAATCGCTATGGGTCTGTTAAAAGACGATAACGGTGAGAGATATGCCCCGCCTTCTGATTATATGGTCATTGTACCTATGACGCTTCAGTTTACTCTTGAAGAAATTCTCAAAACTGACATGGGTTATAATATCGCAGAAGGAGTTGGCCTGAAGAATGTAATGTATAATCGTTATACCCCGTTTGTTTGGGAACGCCTTGACGATTACAGCACATCCGACTGGTACGTTGTATCAAAATCATGGGTCAAAAAGTACATGGTTCATCTGAACAAGGTGGCTCCTGAAATCAAAACAACGATTGATTGGGGTACATATCAGGTTCGGACTGCCGTGTATTTCAGAACCGGTTTTGGTTCATCTGGTTGGAGATTCGGGTACAAGCACGTAACTTAATAACTGAACTTAATTGACAAATTGTGCGGGGTGTAAAAAGCCCCGCATGACCAAAAAGGAGAATATAATGATTAATAACGCATATTCAACCATACTCGCTTTAAACGCCAT